AATAACTCAGCAGTGCTAATTCGTGGAAAGTCTAACTATGTTCATTTCAGAGACACCCTTCGCGCTTGTATTGGCTCTAACTCCGGAGAACCAGGCATCTTTTGGACAAGCGACAAAGACTACGGAACCAATCCATGTGCTGAGATTAGTTTGCAATCTCAAGGACTTTGCAACCTAACAGAAATCAATGCAGCCGTCTGTGAGACTGAATTCGACTTTACTCAAGCTGCGTACTACGCTACTGTGCTCGGTACATTTCAGGCAGCTCTCACTAACTTCCACTATGTAAGCCCACGCTGGAAACAGGTTGCAGAGCAAGAGGCTTTGCTGGGTGTGTCCATCACAGGACAGGCACAGAACTGGGAAAACCTCAAGAGCTGGGGCATAGCCGATACAGCAGATATGACTAAGCTGTGGAACTACGAACTAGCCTCACAACTAGGAATCAATCCTGCAGCTCGAATAACGACCACCAAGCCCTCCGGGACGACTTCGACAGTGTTGGGTACTACCGCAGGCATTCACGGTGCCTACGCGCCTTATTACCTGCGTCGTGTGCGTATTGCTCAGGAAGACCCACTAGCCCAGTATCTAGCATCTAATTTGCCATCAGAACTTATTGAGGTTGACCAATTCCAGCCAAGTCTCAATTGCATCGCATTGCCAATTAAGATGGACGGCATTGTAGCTAGTCAAGAGACTTGTGTCGAGCAGCTTGAACGTGCTAAGTACATTCAGAAAAACTGGATTAAGCCAGGGCACAATCGTGGACCGAATACGCATAACGTATCTTTGACTTGCTACTATCGCGCAGGGACAAGGGACGAAGTAGAATTAGATGTTTGGATGTGGAATAACAGAGATTGTTACGCGGGAATTTCTTTGTTGCCGTTGGATACGAATACCTACATACAAGCCCCATACGAGGCTATTGACGAGGCTAAGTACGAGGAACTCAATGCCAAAGTATTAGCTTGCGACTTAGACTTGAGTGCGGTACAGTATGAACAGAAGCATGACACACGTAGTCAGACTTCTGGATGTGAAGGGGATAAGTGCTCCATACTGTAGCAAAGGAACCAATTAATGCAGAATCAGTCGGAAAAGAAACATGTGGTTATTTATTTGGTTTCTCTTATTCATTGGATTGGCACAGGTGTTACCCTTGGGTTTATTAATTCCTTTTTCAATCCTCCTGTTCTTGTTATTGTCGGTCTCCTGATTCTAGCTTTCTTGTTTCTTCCTCCGATTTTTCGGGTAGTAGAAGGTGAAGTATCTGACGATGAATGATACAAACCTTAAAAAGATGGCACTCGCGCTGCGCAGGCTAAATAGGCTTGAGCAGGCGTCTGCCATTGACCCAAACAATCTCTCTGCAAAACCTTCAGCAAAGCAGCAGTCTATTCTCGACTCTTTCGGTGAGCATAAGATTACAATTGTGCGCGGCGGTAACCAGTCTTCCAAGACTACCCTTGGTGCTCGTACTTTCAGCTGGATGCTTAGCGAGTCACACCCCAGATGGAAGCGCCCAAAAGACTGGGGCACTGAACGTCTGCAAATCTTGATTCTCGGCAAAACAGGTAAGATTATTGAAGAGTCACTTTACTACCGTATCAAAAGCTACCTAGACCCTGCTGACTTGCACGAGTTTCGCGCAGGTAACATACTTCAAAAGGTTGTGCATAAACCTACCGGTAATACTATACTATTCCAATCCTATGAGAACGTAAATCAGGCTCGTGAACGTATTCAGTCTTATACAGCACATGCTGTATGGATTGACGAAATGCCTAGTTCGCTTGACCTTTTTAACGAAGCCTTGCGTCGTATTCAGAAGAATCAGGGTTATTTCTGGGCCACATTTACGCCACTTATTGTCAATAATGAGATTCGTTCTTTTTGCGATAACCTGCCAGAAACACAAGGCAGAATGTTCAAGATTCACATGTTTGATAATCCTGTTTATACGCCAGATAAACAAGAGCGCATATTAGAGGAAATGGCTCTTTATCCTGAGCATATACGTAAATGCCGTCTCGAAGGCGAATGGATGAGCGCAGAGAGTGCCGTCTATTTCTTTGACGGCTCGTCAATGGTTCGCTCACCTGAGAACTACAGTCCAGGATGGCGTCACGTTGAGTCTTCTGACCCCGCAATCACAACAGCTCACGGCATGACTGTCTGGGCAGAGGACCCCAGCACAGGCTTCTGGTACTGCATTAAAGCCGAGTATCTAACCGGACTAAAGGACACAGCAGACTACGCGCTGGTAGTTAAGCAAAAGACAGCAGGCTACAATATTGTACGCCGCATCTATGACTCTGCAGCGCCTTGGTACGAAGGTGCAGCACAAAAGCTTGGCATGAAGTACATGGCGGTAGAGCATAAGGCTCACCGTAAGCTAGAGATGATGAAGAACTTTCAGATGGAACTAGGCTCGAAGTTGTTCATCGCACCCTGGTGCCAGGACTTGGTGACAGAGCTTACGACAATGCAATGGTCTGGCTCTGACCAGAATAAGATTGCCAACAGTTCTAAGTACCACCTCCACGACTCAGCAGTATATTTTTGTGAAATGAAACCACGCTACGAAGGTTACGTAGCTCCTCTTGACTATTGGCAGGAAATACGCCATAACCATCAGGCACATAAAGTTGCGCAATATAATCAGAAAATCAATCCTCCTAGTAAAGTTCGTTCATATCGAGGAGTTAAGACTAGAAGAGGTGTCTGGGGGAAACCATGGAGATAGTGGTAGCTTGCTACATCTTTTCTGTTATGATACTGTGCCTTGCGGGTCTTATATGGGTCCGTGCTCAACGTCTTGCCCGTAGTTCACGTGCGACTGTCGAGCGGATAAAATTAAACCATCAACTGAGCAGAGGGTCACGCGATGCACGGTCAAGAATGTGGGTGCAAAGAATGCAGCAAAAAGGGCAAAGGAAAGGGGAAAGGCGTGGTACTAACAATCGCTTCCGTCCGACGCCTGCCTATGCCAGAAAAAAAGGCGTCCTCGAAAAAGTCCAGCAAGTCTTCCGAAAAAGAAAAGAAATCTTATTAAAAGCCTTTGGAGGCCCTAAATGAGTAAAGTACGGCTGCAGTGGTGGACAGATGAAGACCAGATAAAGAAAGAGATGTCGAAGAGATTGCAGTTCTCAAGACAGGCTAGGACTCGTTATGAGAAGCAATTGGAAGAGAATGAGCGCACCGTCTACTGCACACGCTCGTCCGGTATCCAGAACTCAGACGTATCACTCTCGTTTAGTTCAGAAGGTGAAGCTGCCGCCTATCAGCAGGATATGATGCAAGCTGATATAAGCATCAATCGTACAATGAAGAATCTACGATTTATCCATAGCCAGATGTCTGCTAACCCACCGACAGTTATTCCTAAACCGACCAGCGCAGACCCGCAGGACCGCTATGCAGCTGATGCAGCTGATAGACTTGTGCGCTACGGTATTCGTCATTACCAGATGGCTGAGCGTAAAGACCAATTAAATCTCGAAACTTTGACCTATGGTACAGGTTTTGCCAAATGCTTCTTTAATACAATGAAGGGCGATATTGCGGACTATGACCCTGTTACCGAAGAAGTCATTATGTCTGGCGACTTTGAGTTTACTGTACCTTCCATCTGGAAAATATATCCAGATGCAGATGCTACAACGTGGGATGAAGTCACCTACGTCTTTGAAGAAATTGACTTACGTTACGAAGAAGCGGCTTACATGTTCCCTGACAAATTAGAAGTGATTGAACGTGTACGCACCAAAGGACACGAATCGGATATTGAAGATTACCAGAATACAAACTCCGCAGTAGCCAATCGTTATCGTTATGACTCAGTAAAGTGTTATCAATACTGGGAAACAGGCACACCGATGAATGGCATGCAAGGCCGTTTCTGCTGGTGCCTCGAAGATGGCACAGCACTGACGCAGCTTTCCGTTAGTCCTCATCGCTTTACACAGAAACTCAAGGGCGGCAAAGTAGGTCCAACACGTGCCTATCTTCCTTACCGTATCCTGACAGATATAGACGTACCGGGAACTTACTGGGGAATGAGTGTCGTCGCATATGCATCAGCAATGCAAGATGCCAAGAATCGTGTAGACACAGTGATGCTAGACATTTTACAGGCTCACGGTGTGGCTCGTATCATTATGCCCGAATCCGCAGAGATTGCCGACGAATCCATCACTAACTCAACTTGGGACGTAATTAAGTACACAGGCTCAATTCCTCCTAGCTTTATGGAACCTGTCCCTATGCCAGCTGCGTTGCCAAACATTGGCGACCGCATGGAGAAAGGTATCGACGATGTGTTCGGTATCAACGATGCAGTGATGGGCAATATGCAACGTGAGACTTCCGGCTTCTCACTTCAGTATGCTACACAACAATCTAACATGATTCGTAAGCGTTTGTTCAACAAAGACATTGCGGTCGTTGAGTGGGTTTATAAGACGTATCTACAAATTGTTGCAGAGAATTGGAAAGAGACACGCACCATCAAAGTGCTGGGCAAAGAGAAAGCATTTGAATCAATTAACATCTCAGGTGCCGATGTTGCATCTGGCTTTGACCTTGTAGTTGAGTACGGTGCATCTCTCTCGCTTGACCCGATGACACGTCGCGAAGAGATTTTGCAGATGATGCCACTCTTCCAGCAGGCAGGAGTGCAGCCAAGAAAAATGCTTCAGCTTCTGAAGCTTACAGAACTTGAAAGTGCCTACGACCACATTGAACTAGCCGAAACTCGTCAACGCGAAATCTTTGAAGAAATGCGTATTAAGGGCATATACATCCCGCCCAAGGACTATGAAGACCACGTCAATATGCTTGCCTTTGCTTAC